AATAAATACCGTAGCCGTCCCCGGCATGGCTGCTGAAGTTTTTGCAAACATTGTACGAGATGGTGGTTGTGCAATTCCCTATGACCCCGACAACTCCGACTACCAGCAGTTCCTCGTAGACTGGAAGAACGGCGCTGAAGTCCTTAACCCTGACGGCACACCCGCCCCCTACGTCGCACCGGAGACACCATGAAAAAGACCCTGATCGTCCTCGCCCTGTTCGCCGCAACACCGGCTGACGCCTCACCGTCCCTTGCCATCTGCCACACGCCCTATGCCCTCTGCGCCTCCAGTGCGACGGTGGCGGTACCCGGTAAGACGGTGACGGTGAACGGTAAGGTTTTCCCCATGGGCGTCTCGGTCTGCCCAGTCCTCAAGGGTGCCAGCATTGCCGACCTGAGCCTGATGAACGGCTCCTGTAAGGCCCCCAAGGGCAAGGTCTGGTCCTTGTTCAGTAACGCCACAACCTACCCCGTCGCTCCGACGTGGGCACCCACCGCCGTCGTACTCCGCACCTTTACCAGCACGTCCAAGCCGGGTGGCGGCTTCTCCAACATGTGGTCCATGCCCTGCACGGTACGCCCCAAGAAGGTTAACAACGCAACCTTGGCCGACTGCGTAGGTCCCATGAACGAAAGCCCGTGGACATCGACCACCGTCCCGGCTGGTGCCACTATTGGTACTGCGGCTCCTGAAGGCTTCCCGAACCCGGTTGGGGGTAATTTCCCGTAGCCATGCAAGTCTCAGAGCACTTCACCCTTGAGGAACTTACCAAGTCCCAAACTGGGGACCGGCTGGGCATAGACAACCTGCCCGGGTCCGATGCGCTGGACTGCCTCAAGGTGCTCTGTGCACGGGTACTGGAGCCGCTTCGTGTTCACTACGGGCCGATCTTTATTAACTCAGGCTACCGCTGCCCTGACCTGAATAAGGCCGTTGGGGGTGCGTCTACTTCGCAACACTGTCTGGGTCAGGCGGCGGATATTGAGGTGGCCGGGGTGCCTAATGGGGACTTGGCGGCTTGGGTTGCCGCTAACCTAGACTTCGATCAGGTCATTCTGGAGTGCTACCGTAAGGGCCAGCCCAACAGCGGGTGGGTCCATGTCAGCTACAAAACCTCCGGTAACCGCAAAGAACAACTGACCGCTGCTGTTTCTAGCGGGAAAATGGTATACACCCCGGGTCTTAACACCTAACCAGAGGGGGCTAAATTGTTCGGTTTTTTCCCCTTTGCGTCAGATACCTTTGCGGGTTCTGGCTCTACATCCGTTCAAGTAGCCGTAACTGGAGTCGAGGCCGTTGGGTCTATTGGCACAGTTTCTGTCGTTGGTCTTGCTAACGTCACCCTAACTGGGGTCTCGGCCACCGGGTCTATAGGCACAGTTACCGTCCAAGCCATTGGGAATGTTACACTAACTGGTGTTTCGGCTGTTGGGTCCATAGGCACGGTAACCGTCCGCGCTGCCGCTAATACCAATGTAACCGGAGTCTCAGCTACTGGGTCTATTGGGACTGTCGAAGTAGACGAGAACGAGCAGGTTAACGTCACCGGGGTCTCGGCCACCGGGTCTATCGGTACAGTAACCACGGCTGCCAAGGCTAACGTAACACCTACCGGGGTCTCAGCCACCGGGTCTATTGGGACTGCTACGGTTCAGGCTAAGGCCAATGTCACCCTTACTGGGGTCTCGGCCACTGGGTCTATCGGTACAGTCTCTACCTCCGTAGCCAAAAACGTCGCAGTTACCGGAGTCTCGGCCACTGGGTCTATTGGGACTGCTACGGTTCAGGCCAAGGCTAACACTACCGTCACCGGGGTCTCGGCTACTGGGTCCATAGGCACAGTAACCACCGGGGCCGCTGCCAATGTCTTCCCCACCGGGGTCTCGGCTTCGGGGGCTATCGGTACGGTAATCGTTGCGTTCCCTGTCCGGGTAAACGTCACCGGGGTTTCAGCTACTGGGTCTATCGGTACTGTAACTGCTTCCGCCAAGGCCAACGTCAACGTTACTGGAGTTCAGGCTACCGGCTATATCACTAGCGTGTTAGTTTGGGGTATAATCAACGACAACCAAGTGCCGAACTGGCAGACTATAGATGATTCCCAGACGGGTACTTGGGTACAGGTAAACGACGGAAACACAGTCACTTGGGTAGAGATTCCCACGTAAGGACCGGAAATGGCTAGTACCTACAGTTCCCTAAAACTTCAGTTGATGACCACGGGTGAGAACACCACCACGTGGGGCAACGTTACCAATGTAAACTTGGGTACGGCCCTTGAAGAGGCTATTACCGGGTCGGCGGATGTAACCTTTGCTAGCGCCACAGTTACCCTAGCGCTGACAGATACGAACTCCAGCCAGACGGCGCGTAACCTGCGCCTTAACCTGATTGGCACTTCGGGTGGTGCGCAGAACTTGATAGTTCCCGCCATTGAGAAGATCTACATCGTCAAGAACGGCTGCGCCGACGCAATCACCGTAAAGAACGCCAGCGGCACGGGCACTGCGGTCCCTGCTGGCAAGACCATGTGGGTCTATAATGACGGCACGAACGTCGTAGACGCGACTACTTATCTGACTTCGCTGACCCTTGGTGCGGCCCTTCCGGTGGCTAGCGGCGGTACGGGTGTTACGACTTCTACTGGGTCAGTTGCTGTCGTCCTGTCCACTAGCCCGACGCTGGTTACCCCGCTCCTCGGGACCCCCACTTCCGGTACGCTTACCAACTGCACGGGCTATACTTGGTCTAATCTCTCGGGCAAACCGTTTAACTATAGCAGCCAGTCTGGGCAGCCCACGGGTCTGTGGGGCACTAATAACGGGTCCGACTACTATGTCTGGAACCCGTCTAACTTTAACGTGAACTCCGCTACCACGGCTACTACGGCTACTACTGCCACGAACGCTACTAATGCCACGAACGCTACTAATGCCACGAACGCTACTAATGCCACGAACGCTACTAATGCGATTTACGCCACAACGGCGGGTACAGCTAATGCGCTGAGTGCTAGCACTGCCTATACTGTGGGTAGCTTGTATTCAAATGGCAACGTCACGGCTTACTCGGATGACCGCCTGAAGAACCGCCTCGGCTATATCGACGGTGCGGTTGCCAAGGTTATGTCCTTGAAGGGCTTCTATTATGAGCCGAACGATACCGCCAAGGCCATGGGTGTCGTGGATAAGCGCCAAGTGGGTCTATCGGCTCAGGACGTTCTAGCTGTACTCCCAGACGCTATCTGCACAGACCGCGATGACTACCTTATGGTTGACTACTCTCGCGTTATCCCCCTGCTGGTCGAAGCTATTAAAGAACAGCAGATTCTGATCGAAGCCCTGAGCAAGAAGGTCTATGGGTAATGGCGCTTCCTCCTAGCGGTGCTCTTAGCCTTAACGATATCAAGGGCGAGTTCGGTGGCCCGGGGTCGCCGTCGCTTAGTGATTACTATGCTGGTGGGTCTTACGTACCCTCCGGCACCAGCGGAACTTATGGCGCTGTTCCTACTGGCGGTACTATTAGCATTTCTAACTTCTACGGTACGCAGGCTGCGCTCGAAGTTGTGACTATGACTGATACGGGCGGCGGCTATGGTTATAATGACTATTTAGCTTTTGGTGCCATAACCCCTACCACTATGACTTTTGCGGGCAATTCTTTTTGTGACAGTCTATTCTATAACGGAACTCCATACGTCATGTTTGAAGTTGCATCACCGTACATTTCTAGTACTTGCTTTAATAATCTTAACATTGGCGGCAATAACTTCTCGCAGGCATCGGCAAGTTATTACACAGACGGCTCAAGCTTCACCAATTGGATATGGTATGGCGTGGGCAATCCGTTCGGTGCCGCTGCCCCAATTTTGTGTACCTTCACATGACCTATACATACCCAGAAAACCCGTCAGAAAAGATCAAAGGCACCTTTGTGGATGTCCGGGGTATCACTATTACTTTTGAAATCCCCGGGGTATTCAACCAAGACGGAAGCTGCGACCAGCCCGCGTGTGATGCAGCCGTTGTTGCGGGTATAGCGTCCTTTAACGAAATCTTACGTAAGGGAAAGCCAAATGGCATTTGATCCGGTCTCTGCTGCATTTGACGTTGGTGGTAAGCTGATTGACCGTCTGTGGCCCGATCCGGCCCAGCGCGATGCGGCTAAGCTTAAGCTTATGGAACTCCAGCAGTCTGGGGCTTTGGCCCAGCTGGCCGCTGAAACTGAGCTTTCCAAGGGCGCGGCTGATATCGTTAAGACTGAGGCGGCATCCGGCAACCTGCTTACGTCGTCGTGGCGTCCGATCACAATGCTAGTATTTGTAGTCTTGATTGTAGCCCGCTGGTTCGGCTGGGCTGCCCCTAACTTGCAACCTGCTGAGTATCTGAAGCTGTGGGATATCGTGCAGTTGGGGCTTGGCGGGTACGTAATTGGTCGGACTTTTGAAAAAACCGTTCCAAGCATAGCTGAAGCCCTTAGCAAGAAGTAACTCCCATGCCCTTTGTCAAGCTCCAGTTCCGGCCCGGTATTAACCGAGATCAGACCGACTACTCCGGTGAGGGTGGTTGGTACGAGAGCGAGAAGATACGCTTCCGCTCGGGCTACCCTGAGAAGCTTGGTGGCTGGGTGAAGGGTACTACTAATACCTTTGTCGGTGTGGCCCGCCAGATGTGGGCTTGGATCACTACCTACGCCGATGACTTCCTGTCTCTAGGGACTGAGAAGAAGGTCTACATCGAAGCTGGTGGCATTTATTACGATATCACCCCGCTACGTACCAGTGTCCCTACGCTGTCAGGCTCTGACACCAACAACTGCGTGAATACGGTATCTGGGTCTTTTAAGCTGGTTATCACCCTTGCCACTGCGCATAACGCGCTTACTGGGTCTTATGTAACCATTACCGGTGTTACGGGTGCCGTTGGTGGCGTACCTAATGCTCAGGTTAACGGCAACCATGTAATCGTTGTTACCTCTTCAACTTCGTTCTATTTCCCAGTTACGACGGCTGCTACTTCTACTGTGTCAGCGGGTGGCGGTACGTCTATTAGTATTAGCTTCGAAATCGAACCCGGTAACGCAATCCCCACGGCGGGTTACGGCTGGGGCGTTGGTGCTTGGTCACGTGACTCTTGGGGTCTCGGTTCTACTACCGGCGCGGTATATCTCCCGCAAGAAGACTGGTGGTTCAATAATATCGACAATGACCTTATTATGAATATCCGTAATGGTGCGCCCTATTACTGGGTTCGTGGTACTGACCCAGACCCCACAGCATCCCTTGCGACCCGGGCTGTTACTCTGCAAACTATTGCATCTGCGGGGGGTTTCGACCCTGACGCTGTCCCCGTTAAGATCATGCAGACCCTTGTATCTCAGCAGGATAAGCACGTCCTTGCTTTTGGTGCGGTGCCCCTTGGTAGTACAAGCACAGCGGACTTTGACCCGCTCCTTATCCGCTGGTCAGACCAAGACGAACCCGGTCAGTGGTACCCCCTTACTACAAACTCGTCTGGCTTCTTAAAGGTATCCCGTGGCTCCCGGATTGTCTGCGCCGTGCCAACCCGCCAAGAAATCTTGGTTTGGACTGATACTAACCTTTATGCGTTGCAGTTTACTGGTACTACCGACGTATTCAGTTTGCAGGAGTATGCAGACAATATTTCGATGATCTCATCCCGTGCTGCTATTAGCGCGGCAAACGTTACATACTGGATGGGACAAGATAAGTTTTATGCGTACACGGGTCGTATCGAAACGCTGGCCTGTACCCTGCGTAACCACGTATTTGAAAATCTTAATTATAACCAAGCAAATCAAATTGTTTGCGGCACTAATGAACAGTGGAATGAAGTCTGGTGGATGTACCCTGACGCGGATTCCAACTGGAATAACAAATACGTAATCTATAACTATGCGGATAAGATTTGGTACTACGGTAGTATTGAGCGTACAGCTTGGTTTGATACTCCCCTTCGGCTTTACCCGCAGGCGATGAATACTTCTATTACCCCCGTTACGGCGGCGATTACTGGGTCTATTGCTACCACTACTTTGACCGTCACGGCTGTGACTGGGACTATACAGGTCGGCATGATCCTCACTGGAAATGGTCTAACGGCGGATACCTACGTCATTGGGCAGAAGACTGGCACCACGGGTAGTACGGGTACCTATGAGATCAGCCCGTCCCAGACTGTGATTACTACGGCCATTACTGGGTCTATCGGCGCACCGGGCTATATATACAACCACGAATACGGCATCGACGATGACACCGTAGCGATGGAAAGCTACATCCAGTCCAACGACTTCGATATCGAGGACGGGGAGCAGTTCATGCTAACCAGACGCCTTATACCTGATATCGGCTTTGAGGGCTCCACGGCGACGACACCTGAGGCTACGCTTACAATCCGCCCCCGTAACTTCCCGGGCGTGGCGTTCTCAGGGGATGTGTCGGACTCCCAGCGGGTAATTGAGACTTCGGTTGGCGTGTACACGGGGCAGGTCTTTGTCCGTGCCCGGGGTCGTCAGATGGCGCTGAAGGTCAGTTCGGCTACCTTGGGGGTCCAGTGGCAGCTGGGTGCTGTCCGTCTTGATGCTCGCCCGGATGGCAAACGCTAATGGCGCTGGTAAACTTCAAACACTCCGCCCTACCCAGCCCGCCGCAGGACTACGACGCCCAGTACGTGCGACAATTAGTCCGGGTTATTGAGATTTACTTTAACCAGCTGGACTCCCAGACGCCGAATCAGGCGCAGTCTTATGCGGCTAATTACTTCTACAGCCTCAAGTCTTCTACTGTAGCCAACCTACCCCCCGCTGCCGACTACAAGGGGGCTAGGACTTTCATAACGGATGCCGCTGCGGCCCCTGTTTTCCGGGCTGTGGTTGCTGGCGGGGGTTCTATCTTTTTACCTGTTTTCTCAGATGGCGTTAACTGGCGTAACGGCTAGTGCTATAGCTACTTTGGTACTATAACAGCCGTAATGCCTTGGAACTAAGGACAACCCCCATGCACGCACTAGCCAAACATCTTGAGTCCCAAGGGCGCAACGGGGACTCTGTGCTGGTCCACATGACCCCCGGCGAAGTTGGTGGCCTCCAGACGCTTGCTCAGGCTGCGGGCGGGTCCCTGACGATCAACCCCCATACTGGCCTGCCCGAAGCCAACTGGCTCAGCAGCCTCCTGCCCATCGTTGCCGGTATTGCGGGTACTTTTATAGGTATTCCACCTATGGTAACCGCCGCTGCGGTGGGGGCAATTACAGGTATAGCCAAACACGACCTAGGAGCGGGCCTTATGGCTGGCCTTGGGGCCTATGGCGGTGCTGGTTTGGGCAGCGCTCTTAGTGGGATGGGTAGTGCTCTTGCCCCCGTTGTTGTAACCCCCATGACTGCTGCTGGCGCGGGGGCAGCCGCTGCTGGTACTGCCTCTGCTACGGGTCTTGGTGCCGCTGCTAACATAGGCGCTAATGCCGCTAACGGTCTAGGGGCATTTGGTAACGCTGGATTGACTGCTGCCAACGGTGCTAATGCTCTTGCTCTCGGGGCTGGGGCTGCCCCTACTGCTGCTAGTGTAGGCGCTAATGCCGCTGCTGGTTTAGGGGCGTTTGGTAACGCTGGATTGACTGCTGCCAACGGTGCTAATGCTCTTGCTCTCGGGGCTGCCCCCACCGGATTAGCTGCCCCCGCTGGGCTTGCTGCTGCGGCCCCCACCTTTGCTAGCAACGCTTCTAACGCTCTGGAAGGAGTAAAGCAGTTGGGGACTCTACAAGGCTGGTCGGACCTTGGTAGTGGCCTCTCTATGGCCCAAATTGGCGGTCTCGGTGCTGGTGTCATGGGCGCTCTGTCCGACACGGGGGGCAGCAAGACAATGCCCGAGGAAGTCGATAAGTACCCCTACAAGGGCCCCTATATGCCTACCCCCCGTAAGGTTAGCTTCCCCACAAACCGGAACCCTAACGATTCGTCTGAGTACCAATATTTCGATAATGTCAACCCTGTCCCCAACGTAGTACCCTTTCAGCCTACGGTTACCCCTACCGGGATGGCTGCTGGTGGCGTGAGCCTTAAAGACGGCTCCTTCGTGGTCGATGCCCGTACGGTGTCTGAACTGGGTAATGGCTCCAGCGGCGCTGGTCAGGACCTTCTGGCTAAGTTCGGTGGCAAGTCTATTAAGGGCCCCGGCGACGGTGTCAGCGACTCGATCCATGCTAACATTGGTGGTAGGCAGGAAGCCCGGGTTGCCCGGGACGAAGTTAAGTTCGACCCTAAAGCGGTCCAACGTCTCGGTAAAGGGGACCCTAGAAAGGGTTCCGACAGGCTCTACGCCCTTATGGCGAAGGCCCACGATGCTAGACAGGGTGCCAAGCGCGGGCAGGATACGGGTCTCAAAGGTCTATTGGGCGTACGGTAAACAACTATGCAAGTAACTATGGTCCCTACAGAGTACGTTATGCAGGCTTGGGGGGAAGTGAAACCCCACCTTGAGAAGGCCGCAGAGTACACTTACGGGCGCTACGACGTTAACGACATCTTGGACTCTATCCTGCAATACGACCACACCCTCTGGATGGCATATGAAGACGGGGTCGTTAAGGGCGCTGCGGTAACTTACTTCAAGCAGTACCCTAAGAAGCGGTATCTGGACTTGGTGTTCTGCGGCGGTGTCGGCGGGATGGAGTGGAAGGCGGATATGCTGAAGATCTTACAGCATTGGGCTTTTGATAATAAATGCGACGGTATTGAGTCCTCTGGCCGACTGGGTTGGAGCAAGATTTTCCAAGAAGATGGGTATAAACCTTTGTGGCAGACGTATGAGCTGCCCATCGCGGATTCAGGGTTAGGAGCTTAATATGGGCGGCGGCGGCGGTGCACCACAGACACAGAAGGTAGAACAGACTACCACCAACCTACCTGCGTATGTGCAGCCCTATATGATGGACATGCTCCAGCGTGGGCAGGCCGAGTCTAATAGGCAGTATACCCCTTACGCCAACCCAAATAATCCAAACGACCCCGCCTTCCAACGTATCGCCGGGTTCACTGACGCCCAGACGCAAGCCCAGAATATGGCGACGGGTATGCAGCAGCCGGGTCAGTTTAACGCTGCCTCTAATATGGCTACGCAGGCTGGCCTCGGTGCGCTGAACGCAGGTCAGAACTTCAAGCCGGGTCAGTTTAACGCCCAGCAGGTTCAGGGACCCCAGCTTCAGAACTACCAGATGACTGGACCCCAGTCTTATACCGGGGACGCCGTTAGCCAGTACATGTCGCCGTATATGCAGCAGGTCGTCGATGTTCAGAAACAGCAGGCACTGCACGATGCTCAGGTAGGCCAGCTTACCCAGAACCTTGGTGCGGCGCGTCAGGGTACTTATGGCGGCGCAAGGCAGCTGCTTGCTAGCACGGAACGTGAACGTAACCTTGGTAACCAGATGGGGCAGATTCAGGCCACTGGTTCCCAGAACGCCTTCCAGAACGCCCAACAGCAGTTTAATACCCAGCAGGCGGCGCAGCAGGCGGCTAATACGCAGAATCTTCAGGCTAACCTTAATGTTCAGTCCCTTGGTTCGGGTCAGAATATGCAGGCCCAGCTGGCTAACCAGCAGTACGGTATGGATGCCCAGAAGGCTGCGGAAATGTCCCGTCAGTTCGGGGCTAACCTTGGTATGCAAGGCTACCAGCAAGCTAATGCAGCGGCCCAGAATCTTGGGGCTCTTGGTACTGCGCAGCAAAACTCAGACATGCAGCGTATGCAGGCGATGGCGGCAGCGGGTAAAGAACAGCAGGGCCTTCAGCAGCAGCAGATGGATACCCGGTATGCGGACTTCCTACGCCAGCAGAACTACCCGATGGAACAGCTTAGCTATCTTAGCAACATGATCCATGGTCTACCTGTCACGATGGGGTCCACGGCTACTACGTATGCGCCGCCTCCGTCTATGGCGAGCCAAGTGGCTGGTGCGGGTCTCGGTGCCGCTAGCCTTTATCAGATGACAAAGTAAGAGATAACCATGTCAGCACCTGCCCCCAAACCGTTTAGTCTCCAGTCTCCTGAACATATTGCCCAAGAGTACGGTGGTAATAAGCAGAAGATCGCTCAGGCGGTCCAGATGGGTATCATTGATCCTACGTCGGGTCTTATGGCTGGCATGTTTATTGACCGGATGCGTTCGGCACAGGCACAGGAGCAGGCACCCCAGCAGACTGTGGCGCAGAAGGTCCTTGGACCCCGCCCCTCCCAGATGCCTCCGCAAGGCGGACTTGGTGGTCTTCCCCCGGGTGGTCCTCAAGGCGGTCCTCCCGGTGCGCCGCCGATGCAGATGGCTAGTGCTGCCCCGCCCCCCGGTGGTCCGGCTCCTCAGGGTCCCGTTGGTATGGCTGAAGGCGGTCTCACGACGCTACCCGTACCGGACTATATGTTCGACGAGCATACCTTCGCTGGCGGCGGCATCGTGGCTTTTGCCAAGGGCGGAAACAAAGGGACTCTGTCTGTTCCGCAGCCTTATGGGGCGGTTACGGGTGAGGATACCTCTGGTCCCTTTGCTTCGGCTTGGCAGCCGCAAGATGCTGGCTACCCTTCAGACCCCGGGTCGCTTTACACAATGACTGGGGGTTATACACCCTCCACTTCGCAGTTCAGCGACATCAATGATGCGTATTCTAATCGTAATAATCCTAACCCCACCATCCGTGCGGCAGCGCATGATTTTATCCGCAAATATACACAGGCACCGCGTGTACCCGGTGTAAAATCTGTACCTTCTATTGCTTCGGTAGACCTGCAAGGTGATCCGAGCAGCGGTATGTACGATGCGAGCGATAGCGGGAATGGAAGCCTCGACAAAGGACTTAGTTTGTCTGGTATTGCTAACAGGATCGGTAGCGCGCTTGCGTCACACGGTTCTATCGGTATGCAAGGTGATCCGAGCAGCGGTATGTACGATGCGAGCGATAGCGGGAATGGAAGCCCCAACAAGGGACCTAGCTCGTCCGCAAAACCCGCCTCCACCCCTACCGCTGCGGTCCTCCCTGATCCCGGGCTTCCCAAATTTATAAACCCTAAGGCTCCCCAGATTTCCGCGCCGCAGTTTGATATTGCTACCGGTACCCCCCGTACTAGCCTTGCTGATATCGCCCGTTCCGCAGCTACGGCTAAGAATGTCCCGACCCCTATCCCAAGACCCGGTCTGCCGACTGACGTAGCCGGTGTCGCCCCCGCTTTGACTGGCGATGCACTTATTGAGCAGCGCAAAAAAGACTATGCAGAAGCTAACAAACTACCTGAGTACAAGGGTACTTCCGCTGAAGACAAAGCCGCACGGAAGAACGAAGACTTATGGTCTGCTCTAGCTCAAGCTGGGTTTGGCATGATGGCTGGTACCTCACAGAACGCGCTTACTAATATCGGTGCGGGTCTCTCGGCGGCGATGCCCGGTATGCAGGCTTCGCTCAAAGAGCGCCGTGCTGATGAGAAAGATGACCGTAAGCAAGAGTATGCTTATCAGCTGGCGCAAGCTGGTGTTAAGGGTAAAGCCTATGAGTTTGGTATACAGCAGTTTGATAATAAGACTAAATTGGACCAAGAAAAGACCTTGGCGGAAATGCGGGATAAAACAGACCGCGCTAATGCCGAATTGCAGGCGAAGACTTCGCGTGACGTTGCTGGGATGCAGCTAGCTGCGCTCGGTACCGACGCAAAGAACTTCCAGTATTATCGTGGCTTGTCTGCCGCCGACAAAAAGGAATACCTTAGAGTTAACCCAGGGTTCAATCCGTACGCCGCTACCAACGCGTCTACTGCTTCTCTAAAAGCGGCGCTGGTGGGACTACAAGCGCAAAACAAGGCTGTGCTTAGGGACCAAAGTAAAACTCCTGAGCAGAAGAAGAGCGAACAAGACACAATACAGCAGCAAATAGCCCAGATTAACTCAGACCTTATGAGAATGGGTGTTGATGGTGGCGGCGGGTATAGTGCTCCTCCTCCCGGTGCTGTGCGTCTTAAGTCCTAAGTAAAGGCAAAGTAAATGCCCGAGTACACGGTTAAAGTAGGCAGCGCTGACTACGACGTAACAGCTCCCGACGAAAATACTGCTTGGCAGTGGGCTAATATGCACCACGAGCAGACAATTACTAAGGCCCCTGAAGCTCCCCCCAAACGTCCCGGGTTTACTGGCACGTTCACGCAGGGGATGAGTACGCTTGGTCTGGCCCCAGCCCTTGCTGAGTATAAAGCTAACCCTACAAATGAGGGCCTTAAGAAGTTTCTGGATGCCGCGCATGATGTGGACCCCACTACCGGTAAGCCTAAGTACCAAGGGGTTGGGTTTGGCGAAGGCGAAAACTGGGAAGCCTTCAAGGAGTTAGTGGGTGGTTCGCTGGGGCAGATGGCTGCCCCTACTGCGGCTGGTTACGCTGCTGCGCTTCCCTTTGGCGCTGCCGCTGCCGCAGAAACTGCTACCGTTGCCGGTGCCCCCCTCGCTATTCCGACTTTAGGTGCCGGTGCTATTAGCGGGCTAGGTGGATTCTTAGCTACTGATACGGCGCAATACACTATACAGAACGCAGTTCGTCAGGCGGAAGAACAACAGAAGGCCGTTGAGGCAGGTAAGAAGCCCGAGGAGCTATCTCTTACTAAAGCTGCTATTGCTGCTGTTCCCGAAGCCGTTATTGACAGGCTTGAGCTTTCCGTATTCGGGCGTCTTGCCAAGGCAACGCCATTTGTTAAAAACCTTATAACCCCTGCTAGCGAAGCCGCAGAGAGCGCAGCTGCTAGGATAGCAAAAGCAGCGACAGCTGGTACGTTTAAGACGGTTGCTGGCGGTATTGCTAAAGGCGTAGCTGAAGGTGTTGCCTTCGAAGTACCTACAGAAGTTGCCCAACAAGCGCTGGAGCGTTGGCAGGCTGGGTTATCCCTTACCGACTCTGATGCGCAAGAAGAATATAAACAGGCAGCTTTGGGTGCTGCGATTCTGGGCCCTGTCTTTGGTGGCCCCGCAGGTGCCTTGGGCGGGTTACACGGTAGAAGCAAAGCTAGAGAAACTTTGGCTGGTAAGACGGAAGCAGGTTTTGGCGGGGAGGAACCCCCGCCGCCTCCCGGTGTGCCACCTAGTGGCTCTGCCGCAGCCCAAGCTGGTATCCCTAAGCCTCGCTCCTACGAGGAAGTCGCGGCGGAAGCTGCAAGTGATCCGGCGCTTAAAGCTGAGTTTGATCGTCTTGAGGCAACGGGCATAGAGCCCCAGACAGCTCTTGTTACTGCAAGGACGAACCTAGGAAGAGAGGCATCGCGTGGACCTGAACAAGCTAACCAGCGGCCAGCTGGGAATGTTGGAAATGTCGGACCTAAGCCTAGCGTTCCTCCTGCTGGCGGGGAAAATGTCGATACAGGAACTGCCGCTACAGCTACAGAACTTGGAGGAGAAAGACTGGACGTTCCTAGTGGGACTGTTGAGCAGACTGGAAACAGAGAAGCTAACGTCCCGGGTTCATTAGACGAAGCCGCTGTAGAGCCCGTAAAGAACGTCATAGACCAAGTCGCAGAAGCCCCGCCGATTAAGGGTATCCCGTATATACGCGACGAAGACGAAGCGGATCGCCAAGAACGCCAGTGGGAATACGAACAACAGCGCGAGCTGGAGCAGGGACAGGCTAATTATGAGGGTGAGGTCCTACCTACACCCGAAGCTACCGCGCCTATTGAGCAGGCTGCGGTTCCCACGCTTGATCTTGACCCGAATACCCCCCGAAAGGAACGCACTGCGCAGGCAGTAGAGGCAGTCAAAGCCGTTGCTGATACGCATGAAGACTTTGCCGGTACTGAAGTAGCCAAAAAGGATATAAACAAAGCTGCGCAGCGTCTTGTAAACGCTGATGGCGGCGACCCCCATATGGCTTTGACGCGGGTACTGGAAGGCGAAGTTGCTGAGCCTAAGAAGGCCAAGGCCAAGGTTGCAGAAGAAGTTCCGTTTGAAGCTGCACCGAAAGAAGAAGCTGCCCCTGAAGCTGCCCCTGAGGTTGCCCCTGAGGTTGCCC